GCGGGGTCTGGTAAGCCATTACTCGTAGTCCTTGGCTTCCCGATCTTCCTCGACGGCGAGATCATGGTAGAGTTGTTCGACTTCCTCGTAGTCCTTCTGGCTTTCGACCATCTGCGTGCGGTCGAACAGGTCGTCCTCGGCGAAGTCCGCGTAGACGGCGATGCCGCGAGCGATGACAATGGACTCGCACTCATCATCGACGATGCACCGCGTTCCCCGCTTATAGGCGTAGGTCACCGTGCGATTGCTCGACGGGGTGTAGTCGTAATCGGCGAGGAAATGGACTTCGTGGGTGCTCATGCACCTATTTAGGCGTTAGACCAGACCGAACGTCTTGTAGCGATCCAGCAATGCCGTCACCGCAAACGGCACTTCCATTACCTGCATGGTGGTGCCGCCCGAGGTCGCTGCCTCACGGTTCTCGTAGTAGTGGGAGACCAGCATTTTGGCGGCGTGCTTGAGGTCGGCGGGCAGCTTATCCCGGCTCTCCCAGCCAGCAGTGAACGTCACCTTGACGCCGCCCAGACCAACATGGCGCGGCACCCACTTGCCCTCGATGCGGCAGGGATCGCTGTCCAGATCGACGGCGTAGAGTGCAGGGTCGATCGTGGTGCTGCCGACCTCGATGTTGTCCACCGACTGGACCGGGCCAATGCCGAGCATGAAGCGCTTGGGCAGCACATCCATCGAATAGCGATAGACGGAAGTCAGGAGCGGGCGACCGATCACGCCTTCGATGAACGCATGCGCGGCTTCGCAGTAGGACAGGATCAGGTCGTTGTCGTCATCGTGCGAGATGTTGAGGTGCTGACGTGCTTCAACGAGGTCGATGACGGTATCGCTCGACTTGGAAATGAGTTTGGCGCGGGTCTGATCCATGAACCTATTTAGGCCGAGGGCTTCTTCGTCCGAGCCTTGATGGCGCGCTCGACGGCGGGCTTGGCACTGGCGGTCTCGATGGTGGCAGCTTCGATGTGCGGAACCGCGACACCAGCGTTGATCAGGCGAACGGCTTCATCGGTCTCGATGACGGTGCCCGCCTTCAGGGTCTGGTCATTACCGACCAGCGCAGAGGTGAGTTTGACTTTCATCCCCTATTTAGAACGGAAAAGGCCCCGCCCTTGCGGGGCGAGGCCAATCCTGTTCGGCGATTGCCGCGTCAGATCAATGCTGGAGCTTCTTGATCGCGCGGGCGTCGGTCACGATCGAGTCGTAGCGGCCGAAGCCGACGAAACCGACCTGATCCGAGGTCGCGAAACGCTCGTCGAGGCGACGGAGCGCGAACGACTTCACGCGGCGAACGGTGAACTTCTTGAAGTCACCAACGAGCATCGTGACGTTGCCAGCGGCCATCGTGCCCGCCATGTCGTTGTTCACGTAGAACGGACGACCGAGGATCGTCTCCGGAGCACCGTTGACCAGACCATCCTGCCAGATCGGGCGACCTTCGGCGTCCTTCAGGAGGCGAATCGCCTTGAAGATGGCGTCATTGAACATGAAGCCAGCGTTGCCACGGTAAGCCGGGTCGATCGAGTGCAGCACGTTCACGAGGTCTTCGTAGCTGATCGCAGTCGCCGAAGCGGCAGCAACGCCAGCCGAAGCGCCGGTCACGATGCCCGAAGGCTGCGAGATGCCAGTGCCCTTGGTGAAGTGCTCGTTGAGGATACGACCGAGGCGCTCGGACATTGCGTCCACAACCACAGCCTGCGGATCGATCGCAGCATCCTGAAGAAGCTCGCTCGAAACCTTCACGACGCCAGTGGTATACTTGTAAGCGCCGAGCGACTTCTGACCGAAGGTCAGGCTGGACTCGTCAACCTCGGTGCCCTCTGCAATCAGAGCGCCCTTGTTGTTGGTGTCGTCCATGGTCGGCATCGGCAGAGCGTTGCCCGAAGCGGTCACGAGGTAGTTGACCGGGCCACCCTCGTTCAGCGGACCATAAGCCTTGAGGCCCTTGATCAGCGTAGCGACGAAGCCCTCGGGAACGAGGAAGCCACCGGCACCGTCAGAGCCAACGCCCTGCGAGCGAGCTTCACGGGCCTCAAGGTCGCCACGAATGTAGCCATTGAAGGCGGAGACGGCGTTATCGACCGAGCGGTTCTCGACCTCGACGGTCTCAACCGGGGCGGGCTTGGCGGAAGCGGCATAAGCGGCGTCGCGAGCCTCGATCTTTTCGAGAGCGACAGCACGGGCCTCGAACGCATCGGAGTCGTCGAGCATGCGCGACGCTTCCTGCGTCTGCTCTGCCGAAACTTCCTTGCCGGTGAGGATCGCGCGGGCCTGATGGGCCAGCTTCTGCGCCTCATTGCGAAGTTCAGAAATGTTCATTGTTGGGGGTCTCCATGATCAAAGAGGTGTTCAGACTTATTTAGTCCGACGCCCCAAAGACCTGTCGCGGAGACCCCCGATGTATTACTTGATGCGCTTCAGTATTGCTCGTGCCATCAACTTGTTAATCTCGTGTTCGCTTGCCATGTTGTCGGCTCGTTTCTCCGACTTCCATGCTTCAAAAGAGCGATGCGCCGCTTCCGTGTCTGGATATGCTGGGTTGATCACGAAGGAGACCTCAAACAGGTCTACGTCGATCAGCGTGCGCTCCACGTATCCCTTGTCATCTTCCTTCCACTCCTGTTCGCGGACGGAGAAACCGAACGACATGCGCAGATCGCCATCCGCCAGCGCATCAAGCTGCGCAGTGGTCATGCGCGTGGTGTCCATCTCGAAGCGGAGACCGTGGTCATCTTCTTCGAGCACGAGCTTGCCGCCCTTGGTGGAGCCGAGGGGACTGTCGTCGCGGTGAGCCCACAGAGCGAAGATGTTGCGCTTGCCGTCGCTGGCTTCCTTGAGGGAGCGCTTGAACGCACCGGGCTTCACCCGCTCTACGAAGCCGCCGAGATCGAGGCTGTCCGAGTTGAACACGCTGGCATAGCCACGCGCCTTCTTGTCGGTGCCCTCGTCATCAGCGGCGGCGGCGCGCATCTCCACATCGACGATCGCGTAGTTACGCTTCTCCATTTCCATTTTCATCCTCCTCGTCCGCGTCGGCGGGTTCTTTGTCTTGGGGTTGGTTGTCCGAGCCATCGGTGGGCTGGGTGCCGAGCGGCACGGTCGCGCCCTGAATGTAGAGCTTGTCGCCGTCTGGCTGCGGCGGCAGGTCTTCGAAGGCGCGGGCTTCGTTGGGCGTGTAGATCGCGCCGCTGACAGCCTTGGTCAGCCCCTCCATGCGAGCGGCGAAGTCGCCGCGCAGCAGACCATTCAGGTTGAACTTGACGTAGCTGCTGCTGTTGCGCGCACCGAACAGCTTGGCGTTGAACTCCTGCTCGATCATCTGGACGAGCGGGTGAATCGTCTGCGTGACGAACGAGAGCATCTGCTGCTCGACGTTCGAGTAGGTGCCGGTGGACAAGTCGTGGAGCAGCGCCGGGGCGATGTTCCAGATGCGTGCGGTCTCGCTGATCTGGAACCTGCGAACCTCGACCATCTGCTGCTTGAGCGGATCGAGACCGATGGTCTTGAGCGAATGCCCAGCCGGAGCGACCAGCACGTTGTTCTTGTTCTGCTGGGTGGCTTTGATCGCCTCGGCGACTTCCACCGAGGCCCGCGCAGCCATCTGCGCGTTCATCATGGCCGGAGCTTCGAGCACAAAGGGCGGCACGCCGCCGTTCGAGAACATCGTGCCCGCATACTGCTCGACCGCCAGCATCAGACCGATCGCGTTCCGGTTGATATCGATGGGGTTGTAGTGCTGAACGCCGTCCTGCTGGGGAAACCAGATGAGGTCGATCACATCACGCGAGTTGTAGGTGATTACCGGCTGACCGGGGATCGAGACGGTATACTGGCGATCAACGACATTCTTGATCACCACCTGCTTCACCTTGAGGTGGGTCGAGTTGATCGGGATCAGGCGCTTGACGCGACCAGCACCGTTGCGATCGATGAACACGGTCGCGCGGCCTTCGAGCAGCAGGCGCGTGACCAGCCACTTGAGGAACTGCTGCGAGGTCTGCGTGTCGTTCGGGGCGTCGTGCAGGATGTAATAGAGCGGGTTGGTAGTGTCCTTCTCCGCGTTGTCGCCATTCTTCTTGAACAGGTGGACCGGGAGGCTGGCGATGGTGCCGGAGATCGCGTTGTTCGCCTGCCAAACGGCCGGGATCGACAAGGCCGACACTTCCGTGACCGCGCTGGCGAACGCATTGGTCGAGCGGCCAAATGCGTCAGCCCACGCCCGTGCATCGGAGAGTGAAACCTCCGGGTTCTCAAGAGGACTTGCCGACCGCTTCTCAAATAGACCAAACACCTTCATGTGCTTATTTAGCTGGTCGGTGGTTGATCAGCGTCCGATCAGCGAACCTGAATAGGAGCAAACTTGTAGTTAGGATCGGCCCAAGGATTGATTACTACTGTATCCCGTTCACGAGACTTCGCCCCAAGTGCCATCGCCAGTGCCACCGCTCCGTCGATGCGGGTGCGCGATTTCTCCTTGTCTAGCTTACGACCATCAGCACCGTCGCTGGTGACCTGTGCGTTCGACACGTTCCAGTTGAGGATCGGATGATTGGGGTGTTCGAGGTTGCCGTTCACCACCGCATCCTCGAACGCGGTTACGGCGGGGCTCATGTCCTTAAAGCCCTGACCCCACGGCATCAGGCGCAGGCCGTAGCCATCGCCTTCCTGTGCGGCCAGACCGATTTCGTCGAAGTGGCGCAGAAGCTCGTCCATGCCCCAACGGTCGTAGACCAGCCCCATTACCTCATATTGGCTGCATAGCTCGGCGACCTTCGTCACCACGGCCTTGGGGGCGATCGAACGGCCGGGGGAGGCCAGCAGTTTCGGCTCGCCATCCTCGGGGACGCGAGCGAACACATCATAGGGGATACGGTCGCGGCGGGTGTGCTCTTCAAGGTAGTCCGAGGGCTTCCAGAACCAGCAGGCGACCTTGGTCTTTTCACCATCGGCGTTGATCATCACCAACGCGGTCAAGTCCACTCGACGCGACATATCGAGCGCGAGCCAGACCCGCTCGCCATAGACCACCTTACCGGTCTCGGGGTCGTTATGATGAGCGGAGAAAACGATCGGTGTCTTGGCGGTGCTGGCCTTCCAATCCGACTGTGCGATCAGCGACGCTTGCAAGCTCACGCGCTGGTTGAGGTAGAGCAGGCGGAATGAGTTTTCCTCGGAGGGCAGGCGCTTCGCGCGCTGCGCCATGACTCGAAACTCGTTTATGTCGCGGAAGTCGCCAAGGGCAGGATTGGCTCTGAACCACTGTTCCTCGTCGAGCAGATCACACTCGTCGTCTGCGGCGTATAGGTGGACCACGATCGACGGGTCGCACTTCGCCCCGGTTGTCTCATCGACGCGCATCCCGTCGTCGATCATCTCCGAAAGGACGTGGCTCGGTTCGTTGTTCTGGGTCGAGATGGTCAGGAACAGCGGTTCGGCGCGCGCACCCTGCGAGGTGGTGAGTGTGTCGAACAACTCGCGGTTCTTCGTCTGCGCAAGCTCGTCGTAGACCACGAAGGAAGGATTGAGGCCGTGCTTGGTGCCTGCGTCCGCCGACAATGCGCGGAACTTCGAGCCCTCACCCTTGATGCCGCTCTCGCGCACGTAGATCGTCTTGGTCGAGGGGACGACCTTGAGCTTCCCCGACAGATAGGGCGACTTCTCAATCATCCTGATGACGGCGTTGAACACGATCGACGCCTGCTCACGGTCGTTGGCGGCGGAGTAGATTTCCCCGTTTAGCTCCGCCTCCGGGCCGATCAGATGAACAAGGATCAGGGCGGCGGCGAGTTCGGTCTTGCCGTTCTTGCGCGCGACGGACAGCACCGCGCGGCGAACCACCCGGTTTCCCTTCGGATGGACCGGATCGTAAACATCCTTGATGAAACGGCGCTGCCAAGGGCGGAGCTTGAAGTTCTTACCGGCGTCCTCGCCGATGGTGATCTTGAGACACTCGATCCAACCGCACACCTTGTCGCCGCGCGACAGCTTCTTGGGGCGGGGCATTAGTGGAAGGCTCCGAACCCTTCATCTTGAGCGTTCCCGCCGCTGGCGGCTCCGTCGATGGCCTGTCGGGCGATAGGATCAAGGCCAAGGCGCTGGCCGGTCTGAACGAGAAGGCGCTGCTGGTCCGCGCGCTGCTTGATCAGCGGGTTCACCACATCCTGACCGGTGGAGCCGGTGGTCACGAGAGGCGCTTCGATGATGGCGGCGGTAAGCTGCTGGATCATAGCCGCCGTCTCGCAGTAGCTGGCGAGCAGATGACTGTCGGCAGTCGTATAGACGCCGGGAGGCATGGAGGTGACGACCTCGACCCAAAACT